AGAAATTAAAAATAAGAAAAAGGTAGGTAGTTAAGATGGAAATCAAACAAAAATATCAATTATCAAAAGTGGTTAAAATATTAGAAGTAGTATTATACGAGGAAGATAAGTTTCAATCCGATAAGGACTATCATTATCAGGATAAAGCATTTTATGAATATGCTTTAAAGTTAGTTCATAATGGATTGTTCAATATTCTTGCTGAATTAGATTTTGAAGATGAAGTATTTTTAATTCTTGATGAAGTAACGATGACGCTAAGTGATGTCATGAAAGAAACACAACACGTTTATCGTTATAGTGTCATAGACGAAAAAGGTGAACATAAACATACAACAGATCGCAAAGGACACGTGATTGGAATGTTAGAGTGGGCATTAGATTACATTGTGGGAAATATTGAAGTGGAGGTATTATAAATGAATTGGGAAATTAATGATTTGTTTAGCGATTTGAAATTGTTGAAAGATAGATTCGAAGATTTAAAGGATAATCATGGTTGGCATTTTGAGGAGTTATATCCACATGAACCAAATCATAACTTAAATAAAGATGAATTAATTAGAGAGGGTGCTTCTTATCATGAGAGACGTATTCACAATAATCAAATGTTTGATTTATTCCATCTCTATATAGAGCAGTTCGATAATATTATCGAAAAGTTTTATGAAATAGAAAAAGCATCATCTGAGAACTTTGGCGAGGAATCAGATGACGCAAAGAATTCAATAAAAGTAGCAGAGTAATATAGAAATTACACATTCTTATTATAACATCTTTGCTCTGTTGTTTCATTAAGAGGTGCAAAAAATGAATGAAATTAAATTAGAATATGACACGCATGTTTCAGTGGTACATTATGAAAGTTTAGACTCACGTTCATTTAATAGCTTTTCAAAACCTAAATGGAGTAAGTTAGTTAATAAACTATCTGTACCTATAGAAGCGAATTATAAGTATGCTCGTGGTGTTGCTATATACGGTGATATGAAAGACGATACTGATGAAAATGGTAATGAATATAAGAAATATCGTAAAGACGAAAATGTTATTTATCGTGATGTCCTAGTGCTGGACTACGATGATATACCTAAGTTAAGAATACTACATGATGCAATTACGGAGACTTTAAAAGGTGTTTCCTGGATGTACCACACTACATTTAATCATCGAACAGAAAGTCCTAGAGTACGTTTGTATATTGCTTTGAATGAGCATATAAGTGCAGATGAATACCGTAAATATACAAAAGTGTTAGAGAGCAAGATAGGTCATCCAGTGGACGAGGGAAGTTATCAACCTAGCAGAGCGATGGCGTTACCAGTAAAGAAATCAAACGATTCAATTTACATCTTTAAATATAATGATGCACCGATTTTGAGTGTTGAAACGCTAGAAGAATGGTCAAAAGAGCTTAAATCACAATATAAAGAATCAAATAAATTCAAATATCCTAAGCGTCGTGATAATGAATTTTGGAAGTCAATTGCTTTTGGGGTCTCAACAGGTAACCGAAACCAAATGTTAACATCGTTAATTGGTGTATTGCTAAATAGACGTGTACCCGATCCGTTAGTATATGCATATTGCTTTATGTGGAATGAAAATTGTAATCCTCCATTGAGTTCTAGAGAGTTTAACGCCACATTTGAATCTATATACAAACGAGAACATCGATAAGGAGGTATTTTATGACAATATTTCCAGACTTTTTGGAAAATAAAACAATGTTTGATGAAAAAGATTTCTTTGACGGTAATAAATTTAAATTTTATGAATTTGCCTTGTTTTTATATGAAGAATATCACGGTTGCTATATTGATAACCGTCCACATGTGTTCACTGGTAAGAAATATGAACCACTAAATATAGATGTTGTCCGTAAGATTACCATTAAATATATTCCATCCTTGAGAGAACAACAAAATAAAGAAGTGTTTCAGAAGTTAAAAACTTTATGTTTAGGTAATCATCAAGAACAATGTCCAGCACGTTATATAGGTTTAAAGAATGGAATATATGACACTGTTGAAGAAAGGTTAAATCCTTTTAGTCCTCAATACTATATAACCAATATTATAGATGTTGATTTTGATAAAGGTGCTCAAAGTGATTTGATAGAAAGATTCATCAAAGATATTTCAAATGAAGATGAAGAAGTAGAACAATTAATATATGAAATGATCGGCTACGGTTTATACCGTGATAATTTCCTACAAGTTGCTTTCTTCTACTATAGTCCTGGTGGTAATGGTAAAACAACATTACTTAAATTATTGCACCATTTCTATAATCCAGAGAATACGACGGCGTTATCTTTTAATGATTTAAACGATAAGTTCAAACCGGCCAACTTACAAGGGAAATTAGTGAATATTGCGGATGATATTGATCCAAATAGAATAAAAGATACAGGTAACTTTAAGATTATTGTGACTGGTAACTACATTACACTTGAGTTTAAAGGACAAGACGCATTTGAGTTTAAGCCTTATGTAAAACTTATATTTGCTAGTAATGAATTACCAATGAGTAATGATAAGAGTGAAGGTTTTTATAGACGTATGGTAATTATTCCTATGTTGCGTAAGTTCGGCAAAGGTGGGCAGAAAAAAGATCCAATGTTATTGAACAAATTGATAACACCGCATAATATGTCAGCCTTACTTAATTTAGCTTTAAAAGGTTTAAAAAGAACATTAGAAAATAACGAGATTATCGAACCGAAAATTGCTAGAAAGACAAAAGAGGAATATCAATTTGAGAATAATCCAGTTTTGCAGTTCATAGAAGATGCGACAGACAAGGATTATAGACAATTGCCAGTAGTAGAAGGGCGTAATACTGATAAAGCATACGAAATATATCAAATATGGTGTGTGAATAACGGTTATCATCATCTTAATAAATTCAATTTTTCTAAAGAATTGGCGAAAATTGGTTATAAAACAGTTAGCTATTATTCAAGAGTAGAAGAAAAAAGTAAAAGATTTTATAAAAAAGAAAACACCATAAATATATATGATGTTGATGGTAGCATATTGAAAAAGCTCACAGAATAAGTGTGAGTAAATTTATATAAGTGTGAGATTACAAACATTAATATATCAATACTTTTAAAGGTTTTCTCACACCTCACACTTTATTTTAACTTTAAAACAGATAAATCGTTATATGAATTATATATGTTCAATTACTTAATTTATCTGTGAGGTGTGAGAAATAAGTTGTAACACTTGATATTAAAGCGTTTATATCATTACAAGTAAGTGTGAGAAAAAAGAATATACTGTGAGGTTTTGAAATGAACAATATAAAAGGTGAGTTAGTAAATTATATTAAAAACAATGCTGGTACATCATTTGTAGAAATAGAAAAAGTGTTTGATGAAAACGCCTTTGATTATAAAGGTCAAGGAGCATACACAAGTGCAGTGAATAATAATATTGTGTATTGGTATGGGTGGAATAAACAAGCATTTAATTTAGTAAGTGATCTAGTGAATGATGGTGTTATAGAAATGAATATTTGTGAATCAATTATTTATATAGTTGATGGTAAAGGGCTTAATTTCCCTATTTTAAAGTCAGATGATGTAGACACATATCATTGGTTACCTGTCACGTTTACTATTAGTAAGAAAGAAATGGAGTGTGTTTAAAGTGAATGAAAAACATAATATTTTCAATAGATTTGGTAGAAACACTTCTATTCAAACTGTAGCAGTTAAAGATACTTACTTTATTGAATATCGAAAGGGAGACGAAATAAAGTATTTCCCAATAGAACTTGCTACGGTAGTAAAAGCATTAAACATTGATTTACATGACAGTGATACTGTTTCAAATTATGAGAATGGGCCAAAATTTGATATTAAAAAATTGAACCTCTATACAGGTGACATGGACCAAATAGGAGATGAATAAAATGAATATAGAAATTATCGCAAATCAATTTGTAACAAGAGCAGGCACGTTATTAAGGTACTACACTGGATTATTAGAACATAGTAAAGTACAACCGTATTGCTTTAAGTTATATAATGATCCGTTTGATATGTGTTATGTGGTGATGAATAGTAAGTTGTTTGGTCATGTATATATTAAAGATTGTAAAGTAAGGCAATCGTTTGAATTAGCGTCACCTAAGCACACTGAGGGGCTTATAAGAAGCATAGAGGGGCATTATGTAGGTTATGAATTACATGATGGTAAACAGCTTTCTATTAGTGATATGATGGCCAGTCAATTATTTGAAGATGAGTATTTTATGTATGGGCTACAAACATATGTAGAATCAAATAATAGTGATGTGTTTGAGTACCTAGAAAATGGATTTGATACAGATACACTTGAGGGCATTCAATCAAGTAATACTGATGTGATAGCGAATATTGAAATGTTGTATCAGTTAGCTACGGGAATCAATGAACCAGCACGAGAGTTAGTTGAGGGATTAAAATTAGTAACTGAGTTTGTACAAGATGAGAATGCGACACAAGAGGATTACAAGGCGTTAGAACGTAAATTGAATGATCTAAAAGCGTCTTACTATAGCTTGAGTAAATAATGTTATGAGGGGTCACATGTAGTGTGTGGCTCCTAATAAAAAAACGGCAAGGTTTGTACAAGGTATAGAAGTTTAAAATGGTAAGGTTTTCGGAAGGTGTTGGCTTTTAAAATCCAAAAGTTTCCCAAAGGTGCGCAGACTCTGAGAACAATGAAATAGGAAGGTGTACAAGGTTAAAAAAGCGAGGTACAGAACTTTAAAATAGTAAGTTTGAGGTAGAAAGAAAACAATGTTTTATACCAGGGTTGCAAAATGGTGAGAAAAGGGATAAATGCGAGCAATTGAATCAAGAAGAAGTGAAAACCCCAAGATTTTCCGTAGGTTATAAGAATAGTGCGATTTTAGATAGGTACGAAGAATTGCGTCAAGAAGGAAACTAAAGGTAAGTGGTTTTTGATATTGATAAAAGTAATAAGGTTTTAATAAGGTATAAAAAATTTAAAAAGATAATATATGTTAATGTTTGTTATTTTTGAAAAGGGCAAAAGTTTTATTGTTCGTATTTTGTTCGTGTAAAAAATGGGAACTTAAGTTCTATAGAAATTAATACGTTTTACTACAAAATTTCTTTTCCTTATTTTTTTAAGAGGGATAGGGGTGATGCTAAACGCCTGATATAATGCGATTTATAGCGAACATAAGTTTGATTTAGATGTGTAGAATTGGTATAATTAGAGTAAGCAAACAACAGAAAGCATGGTGAGACAATGAGTGAATTTGAAGTAAAAGAAAAGACGTACAACTTACCGAATGAACACCGCCAAGTACTCAATGTGATAAGAAATACGTCTAATAAATATATTACTAAAACAAAGCTGCTTAATCAATTGGGATATGAATATAATTCAAGCAATGAACGATGGTTACGAAGAGTAATCAATTCATTAGTATATGATTATGGTTATCCTATCGGATGCAGTTATAAACCTAGTGAACGTGGTTATTACATCATTACGACAGAACAAGAAAAGCAACAAGCGATGAGAAGTATTAAGAAATTAGCTGATGGCAGTATGAAACGCTATGAAGCTTTGAAACGAATTGAAGTGTAAAACAAAAACTAAAGAAAGAGGTACTTATAAATGACAACTACAACAATCACGGGTGATACGTGGGATGTATATTTTAATGATAGACGTTATAGAAATTTGTTAGGAGATTTTGAAGATCTAATAACAGAAACGAAATCATTAATTAGACAAGGCTATAAAACGGATGTTATTAAAAATAAAATGGATAATAAGGCTTTGAGCCTACAATCTAAATTCAAAGAATTAGGACAAATATTATTAGATGAACATGAAGAAAAAATAGTAGAAATCCAACAAAAAGAGAAAGAATCTTCATATGAGAATCCACAAGTTGAAATGTTGAAACGTCAAGACATAGAGGCGAAAGTAAATTTAATTGATGCAGAAGAACTATTTAATCTTGTTTATAATGCCAATCCTAAAACCACTAATGTATATGAACTTAATATCTATAAAAAAGCGATAGAAAGTCGTCTTACTGAAGATGAAAATGTAAGGTTAAAACCTTACTTTGATGTATTGGTAGAAAAGGTAATTTATCCATATCGAAATAATGAAGAATATCAAAAATTAGAGTATAACTATAATGTTTTAAGACAGTTTGGGTTACAAAATAACGGGCAACCAGTCATCAAACATAGTGATGGCGATATAGAAATTATTAACATTCAAAGTAAGTATAACGAAGTGTTCCGTAACGCTTAAATCAAAAATAGCCTATCCAATTTGGGTAGGCTCTCTTTATAGGAGTGAACGTATGAAACTGCTTAAAACGAAGAATTGTTTATATTATCGTAATGGCGACAATAAATTATCTGAGTATCAACTATTAACGCAATTTAACCCAGCATTTATTAATAAAAAAATTAAGATGTGTGAATTCCAAATTGAAAGTATGTACCATCTGAGTGCGTCGACCACAACATGTGATGAAATAATGGGGATCGTGTCTGTCTCATATCCAATTGAAAAACTAGTTATCAAAATTATTGAAACAAACGCAAGATTACAAAACTATAAAAATCGATCTATAAGTAATATGGTGTTGTTGAAAACAGTACTAAATCATTATACAGAAAAAGAGCAGAAGCAAGTTGTAAAATATATGCGTTCAAATGGACGATATAAGCCCTACAATGTCATTGAACGCTTACAGGTTGATTTGTATCAAGCAAGTATTAAACAACGTTCAGAACGTCAAAAACAAAGAAATATAGCAATTGAAAATAGCAAGATTGCACGAGTAAATGCTTATCACCAATCTTCACATGTAAAAGTGGTGTAACAATGGATAAACAGCAAATAAAAGGCTTCGTTTGTGATTATCATGAGCGAACTAGAAGTGATGTATTAATAGATGATGATATAAATACTGATGAATTCTTTTCAATAGGTGATGAAAATTCTAATGAATGGATGGCAGACGATAACATTGATGATCATATTGTAAAGAATCACTTAGAAATGATTGTTGACCAAGTAGCTAATGATAAAGAGTTTTATATTTTCGATTCTTTAATACAAGGACGTAGTTATAAAGATATTAGTAGTGTCTTAGAGTGTTCAGAACAATCTGTAAGATTATGGTATGAAACCTTATTAGATAAAATTGTGGAGGTGATAGAATGAGTGAGTTAACGGCAAAGCAAGCGCGTTTTGTGAATGAGTATATAAGAACACTTAATGTGACACAAAGTGCCATAAAAGCAGGTTATAGCGCAAATAGTGCACATGTGACAGGGTGTAGGTTATTAAAGAAGCCACACATCAAGCAATATATACAAGAACAAAAAGATAAGATTATAGATGAGAATGTATTAACTGCAAAAGAGTTACTACATGTGCTTACGAATGCGGCAGTCGGTGACGAAACAGAAACGAAAGAAGTTGTGGTCAAGCGTGGGGAATATAAAGAGAATCCACAAAGTGGCAAAGTACAGTTAGTCTATAATGAACATGTTGAACTGATAGAGGTGCCAATTAAGCCAAGTGATCGTTTAAAAGCTCGTGATATGTTGGGTAAATACCATAAGTTATTTACAGATAAGCATGATATCAACGGGGATGTTCCTATATTCATTAACATTGGTGAATGGGACGGAGACGATGAGGAATTAGATAAAACTGTAAAAGATGTATCTAACGCTAATCCTAACCATACTGTGATTGTGGATGATATACCGTTAGAGGATTGAAGAAAATGAAGCTATGCTATTTATAAATTAATACTAATTAGTTTGATACCATAGCTTATTTACTGAGAAAGTAGACTTAAATGTAACAACACCAGTGTTTATTGATAATATTGGTGGGTTTGAGGAGTAGCAATAAAATAAAGGAGGTAATTGTGTAAAATATCTCTTTTTGTTATTTCTTATTTATTTACAACCGATAAAATTAAATGTATTATATATATAACGATCTAGCCATAACTCTATTCGGGTTATGGCTACTTTTATAGGGGTAAATTTATGAAGCCATTTGAAAGTCATAATAAACAATTGAAAATTCTAAGAAGAAGAGGAATGGAAGTACCGAGTAGTGCTAAAAGAGATTTAGAAAATGAAAATTATTATAATATCATAAATGGTTATAAAGATTTATTTTTAGAACTAGATGTTAATGGTAATTTTTTGGTTCCTGATAAATATAAGCAAGGTACTCATTTTAAAGAAGTCTTTTCTTTATACAAACTAGATAGAAAATTTAGGAATGTTTTATTAGAGTATTTGTTAGTATTTGAAACTCATATTAAATCAAGAATTTCATATTATTTTAGCGAAAAATATAGAGAACCACATTCATATTTATACTTTAAAAATTATTCATCTGACACAAGTAAGACAGATAGCATCGTGAAAATGGTTGCTACATTTAGCTCGGTTATGAGTAATAGAAAAAATAAACCATTAAAACATTATATTAATACTCATAATGGAGTGCCACTATGGATATTGGTGAATTATTTAACTTTAGGTAATGTTTCAAAAATGTATTCCAATTTGGATGATGATCTTCGATTGGAAGTTGCTAAAGACTATAAAAGGAAATTGGAAAGAGATTATAAAACACGTGTTCAAATAACTCCATCAGATGTAGACAGTATACTACAACAAGCACATATGTTTCGTAACGTGTGTGCGCATGAAGAAAGATTGTATGATTATAAAATAGACAGGGCTAAAAGTAGAGCTAATATATTCGCCAATTATAACAAAATATACGATAAAGAATACGTTCCTACAATGAATGGTAGTTATGTATTCGATTTGTTGATTTCACTATGTCTATTTTTGAATAAACATGATTACATAAAATTGGTGAAAAATATGGATAAACTAATAAGTAATTATTCACATTCTTTCTATACAATTACTATAGATGACCTATATACAAAAATGAATTTTCCAGATCAAACAAAAATACTGGATATGTTATAAAAGATATTTTTTAATGTCACTTACGAGTGGCGTTTTTTTATTTTAAGACGCTGAGAAACGCCCTGTGTTGCAGTGGGGGATAAGATTCTGTAACTAGATATGCTAATCGTAAGTGTGACGTCGTGAAATACGACTTCAAACATCGCTGGTCAGTCGATATTCGAGACTGGCCGAAGATTGAAGCATGTGAAAGAAAATGACTTAGCGCACGGAGAGTTTGGTAAGTGGCTTGAAAAAGTTGGGTTAGATAAGTACCAAGCTAGCAGGTTTATCAAAGTTGCAAATGAACAATCAAAATTGCACTCGAGCGCAAATTTAGGACTTAAAGCGCTTTATCAGATAGCAACTATTCCAGTAGAGCATCGAGAAGAAAAACAACAAACGTCTTCAGGAGAGATGAAAACACCATACGAAATGACCAATAAAGAACGTGAAGAATTTAAGCGCCAACTCAAACAACGCGATGAAGAAAACGCACAACTTCAATCACAAATGGAACAAGCACAACGTTCGGAGGAGATAGCGAGAAAGCAATATAAATATGGATTAAATAATTATATTTTTACTATAAAATTTTAGACACACGCCATTTTTTACAATTAGGAATGATTTTATTGCACTTAAGAAATTTTGGTAAAGCGTTATAGTAAGAACTGATAAAATTAAAATGTAAAAATTTTAAAAGGAGTTTTTATTATGAAACAGCAAATGTTATCAAAAGTATTATTAAGTACAGTCGTAGTTATGGGATCAATAGCAGGATCTTCTCTTGTAATGGATGACAACGCTCATGCTGAACAAAAAAGTGATAATATCGGGAAACTGAATCAAAAAAATGAAAGTACCTTGCATCTTTCATTTGAAAAGGGTATTAAAGGGACTGTTGACAAAAATGGTAAGTTAACATTATCTGATGGAAAAACGTCAAAAGTGATGCCAACTAATGCTAAAGATAAAAAAGGTAACGATGTTGTTTTGGTTTATAAAAAGGTTAAAGATGGATTTGATGTTCAAGTAATTAAATCTAGTCAAGAGAGAAAAACTAACTGGGTTAAATGTGGTCTAGGAACAGTTGGAGGCGCTGGCACTGGTGGGCTAGGCGGTGCTAGTGCAGCTTCAGTTATACCAGGTTTAGGAACTGTTGCAGGTGCTATTATTGGTGGGGTTTCTGGTGGTGCCACAGGTGCCGCAGCGTCATGTTTCGGTTGATAGGAGAGTGAATTCATGAAAAACTCTATACTTTGGCGAAAGTCGTTTATTCCTGTCTATTTTATAGTTGCTTTTGTAATGTTCTTACTTTTTAAGTTTTATATTAGAACTGATAATTTTTCAGTTTATGTTTTGATAGCTTTTATAGTCATTTTAGGTTTTGCTTCTATTATATATAACTATAATAGACATTAATTAAGTTACAATTATAAGATAAAGTCCGTATAATTG